ATGATCGCGGTACGTAACCACATCATGCAGGTAGCCGAAGATTACGACTTGCAAGCGCTGGCATATGACCGCTACATCGCGCACCTGGTAGTACCGTTTCTCGACAACATCGACTGCCAACCGTTTGGGCAAGGCTATGCCTCTATGAGCTACCCCACCAAACAGTTCGAAGTACTGCTATGCAAAGGCCACGTTATCCACGGCGGCCATGATGTTCTGCGCTGGCAGATGGGGTGCGTGCATCTATCGCGCGATGAGGCCGACAACATCAAGGTCACAAAGAAGAAGAACAGCGAAGCGCAGAAAGTTGACGGAATTGTAGCCAGTATCATGGCAATGGGTTGTTACTTTAACAACGCACAAGAGGAGGAGCCACTTCTTGAAGTCTTCAACTTGTAGTGCGGGTTCATAATTTTGGTTTAGTTGGTACGGGGGGCAACGGCTCCCCGTGCTTTTTTACCTTGCGTACATGGCAAATAGGCTTCAGAAGTTTGTAAAGGAAGCGCGTGCGCGCATTGGCCTTGATAGGCCGCAGGATGTTGTAGCAGCGGTTGGCCTCTACGGACCGACTGTGGCGGGTGCGAATATGACGCACGACACTAGTATCAGAATATCCACGGTGTACGCTTGCGTGTACAAGATTGCCAGCACTTTGGCCAGTCTTACACTCAACCTCTACGTCACCGATGGCCGCCGCCGCGATATGATCAGCGAGCACCCGGCGCTGGATGTTACGACGTACCGACCTAACGCCTACGAGACAGCCTTCTATTTTTGGGAGAGCATTATTGCGCAGGCCGTTATGAAAGGCTGCGGGTACGCAGTCATCGAGCGCGGCGCTGGTGGCGTTCCTGTGGCCTTGGTTTGTTTAGACACCGACCAAGTAGAGCGCAAAGTATTGGATGGCCGCGTATTGTTTAAGCTCCACGATAGCACGGTTATCGCGCAAGAGGACATGCTTGAGATTTGCAACCTACAGCGGCGCTCACCTATCCAGCTCCACCGTGAGAACCTTGGATTAGCACAAGCCGCACAGGATTACGGATCGCAGTATTTCGGTAACGGTGGGCAGATGACCGGCGTACTATCTAGCGAGCAGCCATTGAAGTCTGAACAGATGGAGATGCTGCAGAAGTCATGGAACGCAAGCAAAACCACCGCAGGAACAAAGCTCTTGCCGTTTGGCTTTAGGTACAACCGTATTAGCATCGGACCGGAGGAGGCGCAGTTTATCGAGACGCGCAAATTCCAAGCCGAGGAGATCTGCCGCATCTTTAGCGTACCGCCGGCACTCGTACAACTGGAAAGCCAAACGACATACAACAACGTCGAGCAACAGAACTTGATGTTTGCGCGCCACACCGTTCTGCCATGGGCCAAGCGCATCGAGCAGGAACTAGCGAGCAAGCTGCTGACTATACGCGAGGCACGCAACCACTATTTTAAGTTCTCACTCAATGACCTGTTTCGCGGCGATATGCAAGCGCGTGCCAGCTTCTACACTCAGATGCTGCAGAACGGTGTGATGAACATCAACGAGGTGCGCGCCACCGAGGAACTCAACCCAACGCCAGGCGGTGACACACACACTGTTCAGGTAAATCAAATCGCACTCGATAGGCTCGGTGCGTACTCTGACAAAATATCAAGCGATGACAACGGACAATCACCTGCCTAACTACGTCAAGCGGACGCTGCATAACATCAGCCGCCGCACCGACAAGGCGACATACATGCAACTGGTCGCGATCTACACCAACACACCAGGCACCGACAAGGAGCGCGTAAGCGAAGTGCGCAACTTTATCAGTGGCGTAGCCGAACGCAAAGAGCAGAAAGCACAAGCCAACGGTGTGCAGTTTAGAAAAGCGGAGATGCGCGCCAACGAAGACGAGATGATTGTCGAAGGTTACGCAGCAGTCTTTGATAGCGTCACCGATATCGGACCGTTTCAAGAGCGCATTGCACAAGGTGCCTTTTCTGACGTACTCGACGACGATGTGCGGTTGCTTATCAACCACGACGGGGTACCACTGGCACGAACCAGCAACGGCACACTACAGTTGTCACAGGATGAGGTCGGACTGTTCTATCGCGCTACACTTAGCGACACTCAAGCCGGACAGGATTTGTATAAGATGATCAAGCGCGGCGACATCGACCAGAGCAGCTTTGCGTTTACTATTAAGGAAGAATCGCGAGACGCTGATGACGTGCGTGTTATCGATAAGGTGGGCCGTCTTTTAGACGTTTCTCCTGTAACTTATCCAGCATATCAAGCCGCGTCAGTTTATGCGCGTGCTGAAGAGAGAAAAGAAAATGACTGATCTACCAATCAAAGACCTGCAAGCATTGCGGGCACAATACGTCGACCAGCGCGAAGACGTTAAAAAGAGCGCGGAACTTGAGGAGCGCGACTTGTCAGATACTGACGTGGCCGAGATGGAGCGCCTTGCTTCAGAGATTCGCAAAGTCGACGTTCAACTGAAGGTCAAGCGTGAAGACGCTAAGATTGCCGAAAGTGCTGTACTTGCTGGCGAGTCTTCACGCAGTGAGCAACGCGAGTACCAGCGCATGAACAAGCGCTTGGACTTGGCTGGTGCTGTTCGCGATTTGTCGCAAGGCAAGCGCGTGACTGGTGTGGCTGCTGAGTTCACACAGCAAGCGTTAAACGAGGTGCGCGGATCTAACGTGACCTTGAAAGGTCAGCTCAGTATTCCCGCTTCTGCCATGCGTGCTTTGGGTGACGCTGGTGATTTCGGTGCCGGTTCTGGTTTGGCCAACGCTCCTGGCTTTGTAGGTACACAAGTTGCTGACGGGATTGCTGCCTTGGCCGCTCCTACTCAGTTCGAAGCTATGGGCGGACGTGTGTTGAATGGCTTGACTTCCAACGTCAACGTGCCAATCGTAACGGCTGCTGCTACTATTGCATCAGCTGCAGAAGGCGCAGACGTATCCAACGCACAAAGCACCATCGGCGCACGCTCACTGACTCCTACTCGCTACGGTGCTTTCGTTACCGTTACCGAGCAGTTGATGCTTCAAGGCGGTCCCGCTGTTGAGAACCTTATCACGCAGGACATGGTCACGCAGCTCAACCGTCAGATTGACAAGGCTGTGTTTGACACCATCATTGGAGCCGGTGACGGTGACAGCGATGCAGCCGTAAGCACGGCAGCTATGTTGGTCGGTGAAGGTGTTTTGATTGCTGCTGGTGTTGACTTGAGTAAAGTCAAGGTCATCGCAAACGCTACCGCACACAATTTGATTGCTGGTGAGGCTATCGTGAGCAGCGTTGACGCAACAATCAACCGCGCCAGCGCTGGCAATTTCTCAGCTATGGGTTACCCATACTACGTCACCGACCTGTTGCCAGCCAATGGTGTACCAGCGGAAGGCACGTTGATTATGATGGACCCCAACCAAGCTGCCGTACTAGGACTATTTGGGGGGCTCGACATCAATGTTAATCCGTACGTTTTGGACCTGAGCCATGAGGTAAGAATCAGCATACATCGTTACGCCGACTCAGCTGTCCTCCACGCCGGTGCAGCTTACACGTTCCACGACAACGCAGCTTAATAGCTGGTTGACATACAAAAGAGAAAGGCCGGCACTGCGTCGGCCTTTCTTATTTTTATGGCATGCAAGTAGACATCACCGGCGCGGCAGTAGATCAAGACACTATTATCACGGTGGCTGATCTAAAGGCACACATGCGCGTCACACATACAGCAGAGGACACTCTTATCAGTGCGCTTCGCTCCGCAGCCATCAGCTGGGTAGAAGAGCACTGCAACATTAAGCTGGGCAGCTACACCGCACGCGGGTACTTACCAGGCTTCTACAACTCATACATTCCTATCGGACCTGTGACGGAAGTGGATGAAGTAAAGTATCAGACGACAGCAGACACCGATTACACAACCGACCTCACAACATTGGTAGCAGGCAACTGGTTTACCGACACCATCAGCCAGCCGGCGCGCATTGCGTTCCGTGACTATCCGAACGTCTACGAATATGCACTTACTCCGGTGGTGGTTTCGTTTACTGCTGGATACAGTACCATGCCGGCCCCAGTGCTTCAGGCTATCCGCTTGCTGGTAGCGCACATGTACGAGAACCGGCAAGAGGAAATCACCGGTACTATCACTACGCGCCTTAAGTTCGGACTCGACGCGTTACTCAATCCGTTCCGCATCATCTACCAGCCATGAAGAACGCAGGACGACGAGATAGGTATATCACGCACCGCGCGGAGACGCTGACACAAGACGACTTCGGCCAGCCGACGGTATCGGCTACTGTCGACACGAATATGTGGGCGGAGGTTGTTTACGCTGGCAGTGCAAGCGAGAGCATGAAGGCTTACCAGATATTCCCGCAGCGCAGTCTGACGTTTGTGGTGCGGCATCCCAACCCCACCGACGACGTGAGCGGCCTGAGTATTTCGCAAGACGATACAATAGTATTCGAGTCTCGTGACTATGAGATTTTAGGATTCGAGGAGATAGGCCGCCGCGATGGGTTGCGCATCTTCTGCAAAGAGACGGGAACCGATGGCCGGTAGATTTACAGGTTCTGATGCCATGAGCGGCACGCACTTTGTCAACCCGCGAGGGTTGGAGGGGTTCGATGAGCTTATGAAGCAGCTTGATCAAATTGAGAAATGGGGGCACAGCAAGGACCAAAAAAAGGTCAAAGGCATCCACAAGAAGGCGGCGGGGATTGCTCGCAAGGCAATTAAGCGACAAATCACCAACCACAACAAAACGATACGCGTGCGAAGGACTGGCCGTCTTGGTGGTAAGCGAGGCCCAGATTACGATATTATGCCAGGCACCTTAAAAAAGTCCATCAAAGTCTTTGATGCCATGGGCAGCAAGACTAGCGTGATTGTTGGTCCTCGGTCGGGTGTTATTGACCGCACCAAAAGCATGCCAGCCGGCGTTATAAAAGATGACGGCTATTTTGCGCACATGATCCACGACGGCGACCTTCCAAAGCACATGGGCGGCCCAGGTTCGTACAACGGGCCGAACCGTAACTTTTATGTTCGGGCGATGACGCCGGCGGTGTTTAATCAGATGACGCAGAAAATGGTGCACCTGTACCGTGAGGCCTTTGACAAGTTTATGAATCGACAGTAATGGAAACAGGCAAAGCGATATACAAGCTATTGAAAGACAGCGCCGATGTAGGTGCTATCTGCGCAGACCGCATATACCCGGAGCTGGCACAGCAGGACGTTGACACGCCGTTCATTGTCTACACCGTAACGGACACCACGCCAAGCGGAACAAAGAACGCTACGTCAAAGCTGGACACCTCGCGTGTCGAACTGTACTGCGTCTCCGATGACTACACGCAGGCTATGTCTTTGGGTATCGCTGTGCGCGATGCACTCGACAGGCAAAGCGGGACCATCAACAGCGTACAAGTGCAGTCTGTTGACTTCGATACCTCTGACGTACAGTTCGACCCCGAACAGCGCGTATATGTTTTAGAGCAGACATACGACGTACGCATCCAGCGCGTAGGCACTGCCGTGAGCTATACGCTGTCACCATCCAACAGCATCACCATCGAGGAGGTTGACGGTGCGCCGACAGGCTTGGCCAACAAGCTGGTGTTTAGTAACGGCACGGTGACCATCAACGGCAATACCGCCACGATCACCAGCGGTGGGTCGCTGACAGTTAAAGAGGTCGACGGCACGCCGAGCGATACCGCCGACACTATTATCGTCCCCAACGGTACGCTATCGTTTGACGGCAATGACGCCACGTTAAACCTTACGCTTGACACGCTAGACACTACCGGCATACTTGAACAGATAGCCTTGCAGTTGGCTGACGACAGCGGCGTAGAGAGCAGCGACTTCCCGAACGGTTTGGTTGGTGACTTTGACCAGGACGGCGTAGTCGGTTCTGCCGACCTCATTGTATTTCTTGCAACGTTTGGAACCTCGTTAGCATCTGACGCCACAGAGCGCGCCGCACGACTGTCGGCAGCGTTCAGCAACAGCGACGGCACACCGTACGACTTTATGCGGAGCATCAACAGCATTACGCCGGATCGCGATGGTGACGTTAACCTGGCTACGTCGGACGTGACCGAGAGTGTCAACCTATACTTTACCGACGCACGCGCTGACGCTAGGATTGCACTGGCGAGAGTGGACCAACTGAGTGACACACCGGCGGGCATCGGTACCGCTGGGCAAGTGCTTGCCGTCAACAGCGGGCGCACTGGCTATGAGTTTGTCAACCAGCCGACCACGCCGGACTTAAGCGATTACGTTCTTTCTGTCAACGACGAGACACCGGACGAGAACGGCAACATTGTTCTAGACACTGAGCTAATCCCGGAGAATCAAAACCTGTATTACACCGACGCACGGTTCGATACCAGGTACGCCACCAAGACGCACTACCACAACCGCTATAGCACCGAAGCGGAGACGGCACGCAGCGGAGCCACAGCCAACGTAGAGCTGTACTATACCGCACGACCTGACGGCGACGGACTGGCGGAGAGCGAGACAAGCGACGTAGGTGAGACCGACACTATCAACCGCACGCTGTTCTACTCTACGAAGTTTGACGCCGACCCGGATACGGCTGGCGACTGGACCGAGTACACCACACAGCCAGCAGATAACGCCACCTTTGCCACAGCGAAGGCCGCACTACTTGCCGGCCTCAACGATACCGACGCTACAGCGGAGACGCGCGGCACGTTGCCGCTGTCTTTGAAGATGGTGCGCACGGTGACGGTGGTATCTGGTGACTTGCTACTCGACACCTACACCGGAGCGGCAGCGGCGTACTCAGTGCGCAAGCTGGACAAGGACTACACGGGAAGCTGTATGCGAGTGCGCGAGGATAGCGGCGACACAGAAGCTGACATCGGCTTCGACGGTAGTGGTGGCGTGGACCAGTCTGCCATTGCCACGCATTGCGGCAGCGCCAACGGTTACGTCGTTACCTGGTACGATCAAAGCGGCAACGCGAACAACGCCACGCAAAGTACGACAGGCAATCAGCCGCAGATATACAATGGTACTGCAGTGATAACTGAGAACGGTAAGCCCGTCATAAAAGCTCAAACTGGTACAGTTAAATTGACCACAACACTTTCGACAGCAGTGACCAATCAAACAATTTTTAGCGTTAACAGACTAGATAGAACCGGCGTGTTTTGGGGCACAAACGACAGTAGTTCAGTGTTTTTCTTGGCTGCTGAAAGCGGCAGCGGTTCAAGCTCAATTTTAGGTGGTTTCACAAACGTTGATATGCGCAAAAACGGATCGACATATAGCTTGACCTCAAAGACGCGTGGCAATTTGTTTACTGATTTTCAGTCACAACACCTAATGACTGTGGAGTTTGACCAATCGGCTTCTGGCACTTTCCAGCAGTTAGGATATTGGACTTCACCTGATACGACTTTCGCGATGTGGTCAACTCAAGAAGTAATAATTTATGCGTCGGCAAATAAGCCAAGCGCATCAGACCGCACCGGCATTGAGTCAGACATCAACACCTACTTTAGCATTACATAATGGCTACGGTTTTCCTTCCCGTCACCGCGCGCATCAACCTCACCAGCGAGCAACGCGCCAAAGGCATCAGCCGCGAGCTGTACAACCTGAAGCTACCGAAGCACCTCCACGAACCTGGGCGGATGACGACCATGCTACTGGCTACCATCCAGCACCCCGACACCGGGCAGTGGGCATGCGTTGGCGATACTGAACTAGCTATTAACGTCCACCCGGAGCGCGACCTTAATGCGTTGGTGGCATTGTTCCCGCAGCTGACGACAGACGAGCGCAGCGCGATGACTTACTACATAGCCACCAGCGACGTTGTACTGTTCCAATACCTGATGCCGACGGACTCCGAAGTCTTGACGCAAGAACAAGCACAAGAGGCCGGTTGGTTCGGTTCGGAATTGTAACTTGAGGTCATGGACTTTATCCTAAATAACTGGGCAGAGCTATTGCTCTCCGCATTGGTTTTCGCCAAGGTCGTGGTTAACCTGACACCATCGGTGAAGGATGACCGCGTATTCGCGTACGTTGATCTACTGATTAACGCCATCATCGCAAACAACATTAAAGAAGAGAAGTAATGGCCATTCTTAACGGCACCGTTTTCTTGCTATCGGTAGGCGGCACAGCGTTGGCTGACCAGACCGAAGGCAGCATCTCCATCAACATGGAGACTCGTGACATCACAACAAAAGACAGCAGCGGATACCGCGAACTGTTGGAAGGTCTCCGGTCGGGATCTATCAGCGTTTCGGGATTGGTTGACGACGACGCAAGCGGAGGCGCTGGCGGCTCGTTGTTTACTACGCTCAACGCACGCACGTCTGTGGCTTTGATCTTTGGATTCGATGACGCATCAGACGACTACAACTACACCTGCAACGGCTTCTGCACTTCGCTTGAGGTAAGCGCAGGAACTGAGGACAACGTAACCTATAGCGCTACGTTTGAAATCACCGGAGCTATTACCCAGGTCGTCGCCTAATGAAGCTCACACTTTCGGGTAAAGAGTTTACGCTGCGGTGTGATATGCGCGCACTGGCTAGCGCCAAACGTGAGAGCGGCATAGACATCGGGAACTTAGAGGAGGACGCAGTTCAGATTGGTACGCTGGTTTACTACATGGCACAAAGCGGTGCCAAGTTTGCCGGCGTTCCTTTCGACTATGACCTCGACGACTTCCTTGGACTCATCGACATGGCTGATATGGAAGCCATGACCAATGCACTTGTTTCACTTTTGGGAGGTGGCAACGGTCAAAAAAAAGCGAAGGCAAGCCGCTAACGTTTGACCATTGTATGCAGATCGGGCTGGGGCAATTACGCTTCAGCCCATCTGTGTTTTATGACATGACGTTCGAGGAGTTTCTATGGGCGGCGCAAGGCATGAACCTACAAGAGGAAGCCAGGCAAAGACAAGAGTGGGAGCGTGCTCGGTGGTCGGCGGCGCTGGCATTAGCACCACACGCCAAGAAAGGACAGAAGGTCAAGCCTCACGATATATGTATCTTCCCATGGGAGAAGAAGCCTAAGAAAAAAGGCAACAACAAGCTGCTCAAGAACGCATTGAACAAGTTGAATAATGGCACTACTTAAAAATCTAAAGTTAGTAATCGGCCTAAGTAAGAAAGGCTTAACCAAACTCAACGCGGACCTGCGGCGCACGAAGTCGAACTTTAAAAGGAACTTCGGGGAGATTGCCGGCATGGCCAAGAACGCTGCGGCTGTTATTGGCACGACCTTAGTTGCTGGCCTTACTGCAGTTATCAAAGCAGGTGCAAAGCTGCAGACGCTGGAGGTAGGTTTTAGAAGTATCATGGGCGGCGCGAAGGAAGCGTCTGAGATGGTCGCCAAGCTCAACGACTTTGCTGCATCGACTCCGTTCCAATTAGAAGAGTTGGCCAGCAGCGCACGCCAGCTGTTGGCGGTTGGCACTGCCGCCGATGACATCAACGACCGGCTGCGAATGCTTGGCGACATTGCTGCGGCCTCAGGTAACAGCATCAGCGACATAGCTGCAGCATTTGCCAAAGTGCAAGCCAAAGGCAAAGTTGAGTTAGAGAACTTAAACCAGCTAGCCGAAAGAGGTATCCCGATTTTTGATGAACTCAAGAAAGTCACAGGTGATGCCAATATGGAGTTTGGCGCGGGATCTGTCAGCGTAGAGCAATACAACCAGGCGCTGGCAAACATGGCTGCCGATGGCGGTTTTGCTAATGATGCCATGGCCAACCTGTCGGAGACGGTTGAAGGCAAGTTGAGCACCGCCATGGACAATGTGACCAAGGCGTTAGGTGAGTTTGCAGAGAAGAGCGGACTGCTTACAGCTATCACAGATCAATTAGACCTTGCCACACTAGCGCTGCAACGCCACAACACCACCGACAAAGATGCGCGAGCATCAATGAAAAAGTCTGAGGACTTACTGAAAAAGCTAAAGACAGCCCACAAAGGAAACGCAGAAGCGTTGTCTGCTGAGGCAGACGCAGCCAAGACCGCAGCGGAGAAGCTGAATAAAATACTTGACACCGAAGAAAGTCAGTTAGCGCTGGCAACAGCTACGGAGGTAGCAACAGAGGCTTGGGATGTTTACTTGGATAGCCTAACGGCAGCAACTGAACTTGCAGACGCGCCAGTAAAACCTATCACACAAACAAAAGAGGCGTTTATAGCGCAATATGAAGCTGCGGACGAACTCAGGAAGAAAAAGGAAGCGCTACGAAAGGCTACGCAAGATTTTGTAATCACGGCAAAAGACGAAGCCGATGCCATGCGCGGCCTTGCCACCTTGTACAGTAATCAACCGACACTCACTATGCCAGGCATGGCAATGGATGAGGAAGACGAAGAGTTCGACCCAGATGAAGCCGGCAGGATAGCAGCAGGTGAAGCACGTCTTGCCATGCTTGCGGAGACTCAACAAATGCTAGATAGCATGTGGGTAAGCACGATGCAGCTGTCATCAGCCATTAGCGAGCAGCTAGGCAGTGCGTTCACTTCAATGGTAACAGGCGCTAAATCAGCTAAAGAAGCATTCAAGCAATTTGCGGCTGGTGCTATTAAAGCGGCATTGGCAGCGGCTCAAGCATCGATGATTGCTGCAGCTATTAAAGACGGGATGAAGGCACCGTTGGCTATGATTGCAATACCTGCTTTAATTGCGGCAGGTATGGGTATCGTCGACAGCGCATTCGGTCAAATTCCTAAAATGGCCGACGGTGGACTCTTTACCGGGACCAGCCTCGCACTCGTAGGAGAAGGACCAGGCACATCATCCATCAACCCGGAGGTTGTTGCACCACTGGACAAGCTGCAGAGTATGATGGGCGGCGGCAACGTCACCGTGACCGGCATGATTCGCGGCACTGACATACTATTGAGCAACGAGCGCAGCGCGCTAGACCGTAACCGAGTAAGAGGATTCTAATGGCTGTCAGATTTTACGCCGACTTCCAAAATGATACGGGTGTACAATACCGCGTCAACATCTACGACAACGACCACAGCGCCGCGTCGTCAGAGGTGACGATTGCAACGCCGGGCTTCTCGCTGTCGTACGAAGGCAACAACCAGGATCAGTACCAACCTATCCTACCAAGTAAAGTTGACTTCACCATATACAATGAAGGCGGCGACTTCAACACCTGGCTAAACACTACCGTACCGTCAGCACCGGAGGCGCAGTTTCCTATAGAGATACTCACCGACCCCGACGAATCAGGCGAAGCGGTGTTCTGGCGTGGCATCCTGCTACCGGAGCAAACGCAGCAGATGGATGAGCCATACCCGTCAGCGGTAAACCTTACAGCAGCCGACGACCTGAACCAGCTAAAAGAGACAACGGTTGACGACTTTGCTACTAACACGCAGATCATTGACTACATATATGAGGCGCTGAAGCTGACGCGGTCGTTTGGTCTGTATGGCAGTAGCGACATCTTCATACGTTACGCCAACGACATCGAGCCGACAGGATACACAGCCGGAGACTGGTTGGGTGACGGTGGTATGTACTTGCCGTCTATAGCTGGCACGACACCGACGGAGTACTACAACGCTTTTGAGGTGTTGCGCAGTCTTGCCATTACCTACAACGCGCGAGTGTTTCAGGCTGAAGGCATTTGGCACTTCATACCGCTGAACAAGTACCAGCAGCGCAGCGATAACGATTCATTCGTTAACGACCTTAAGCAGTACGACGCAAGCGGAGCGGAGGCAACATGGAGCACTTTAGAGCGCGTGAATTGGGTCAGCAATATGCTGCTGGTGGATGGCAGCGGCTTTGATAAGATGGCCGGCAACAGCATCGAGTACAGCAGACCCACGAAGCGAGTAACACGTCAACGCGTGACGCGCGGCAATGAGTTTCTGTTTCAAGAGAACACCGGATTCACTACGCTGAGCGCATCCACCAATGACATCGAGTTAGCTGATGACGATCGGTTGTACTATGAAGAGAGTACGCACCTCATAACGTTGTTCTACAACATCGATATAGCACCGGTATCATCGGCACCAATCGACCCCGGCAACTTCTTCACCTTGCG